TCTTGGTCTGCATCATTCTTGATGGTCACATCATTGGTGCTGCCCTGACCCGTCAATATCAAGCCTTCGGCTGCGGTATAGCCAATAGCTGCATCATCTCCAGCCGCTGTGTCCGAAGTCAGGTTTACCCTTCCAAAGGAAAGAGAGTTGGCGAAAAGACTTGCTACAGCAGCGCCAGCGCCAGCACCGTCTGCATAAATAATGTCTGCGAAGCCATTAGGGACTGTAGCATTCGCCCCAGTGCCTTGACTAAACACCGCACTTTGGCCGCTACTGTTTTTAACCAGATAGAATTTATCCGAATCATTCGGCTCAATCGTAATTGTATTTGTTCCTGTCGGACTTCCGGCTAACACAAGAACTTTATACATGCCATCCGTGAGAGAACCATCGGTAGTAGTTAGCGTTGTAGTGGTTCCGGTTAAACTCAAAGAAACCACGCCACTAATAGCGCGATCTATGATGTCCATGTTGGTATTGATAGTATCGCCCTATGTGCCTGACTGGTCACCTGTTCCGGGCTTCTCAATTCCAGAGTTGCTTGTGTACGTCGAAGTCATTTATCTAATCCTTTTAAGCGGCTATATCGATCCAGCTTGCGTCTTGATCAGGCGAAATCGCAGACCACGAAGCATCTTGAGACGGGACTATGTCCCCCCAGACGTTAACGCTGCCTACTGCGCCTGTGGCCTGAAGGCCCGTCTCAATAATTATTACTCCGCTACCCTCACTAACCGCTACGGAGCCGACCTCTCCCTCTATTTCAAACCCAACAAGGGTTACGTCATCACTAACCGAAGCCGTTACGCTCCCAACCGAACCAGTTCCAGCAATACCTGTTACAGCAAATGCAGAACCACCAGCCGCTGTAACGGAGCCAATACCCCCAGTAGCAGCAATCCCCGTAACCGAGATCGTAACATCAATGCGAACACTTACGCTGCCTACACTTCCAGTAGCAGCAATTCCTGTTACTGAAAATGCAGAACCGCCAGCCGCTGTAACGCTACCAACAGCACTCGTGCCAGCAACCCCAGTGACTTCCACAGGTGTAGGTTGCCCGTAAGGGCCGCTACTCCACGCTCCTCTACCCCAACCTGTGACGTTTGCCATCGTTTACGCCTTAAGCAATCCGTATAATTGCAGCCGTTGCGCTTGCTGTTGGGAACGTAATCGTCATGTCCCCAGCAGTCGCAGTTTTGTCTGCGCCAAAATCAAGGATTACAAGAGAGGGATCACCCGTTGCTGTCTCGTTAAAGATCATGCCGCCACGAGCAGTAATGCTTACAGACGAAAACGTCAGGTCCGCAAAGTCACATACCGCCGTAGTCCCGCTTGCGACTGGTGTAACGCTTGTAAGCGCAGCACCCTTGGCAGTGTATCCTGTACCACTTGCTTCTCCGCTACTCGTATAAGCTGTCGTTGTCGCGTCAAGAGAAGCAGTGCTTTGATACAGCGCCATGTTAATTGTATTGCCTGCTTAGGCAGTTAAATTGTGAACACCCTTCAAAAGCTCTACTTTGAAAGACGTACACATTGCTTGCGTAATCGACATTTAAAGTCTCCTTATCATTTCGGCTAACTGGGGGGAGCCAGCATTTGTTAACGCATTGATAACATTAGTTCTGTCACTTGCCACCGCTTGTTTCATGTAATGCTCTATTAAAACAAAAAGATCGTCTTTAAAGAACATAGCTTGATCACGGATCGCAGGTGGGGCGCTTTCGGAAACATACATAAGCTTGTTTACGCACATCTCGGCTACTTCAGAAGGCGTATGGCCACGGTTATTGGTAGTGCCAACAGTCACCTTAAAGTCATCGGGCATAGTTGTTTTAATAGATAACATCAGGTCTCCTGTACCTGTAAGGCACCGTTACGGTACTGATCGCGCCTGTTCCTAGCCTCACCCAAGTTACCAAGCCTCTGAAGAGCGGCGGCAAATCTTTCGGTGTAGTTGGTAATAAGATCAGGCTCACCCTTCATAAAGGTGTAAGCTTCAACAAGACATCCGTACAGCAACGCATCTTCAGCATTGTCTCCAAGCCAGCTTGTGCCACTAGAAGAAACTGTAATGCTTTCAGGTTGATATGCGTAATGAAGCTCTGTCGAATAGCCGGAATCTGGTGTCGGCCCTACAATAAAAAAGTCATCATCAAAGATGCCGTAGTATTTAGGCAGTCCTGTTTCGGTCGAGTCAGGATAAGCCTCGTTAATATAATTTACATCTTTAGGAAGAAGGTATGTCCTGTTGTTACCGCTAGTAACAGCAAGACTTAAAGCGGCAATAAAGTCATTGGGTTGAGAAAGATATTGCCCACCACTCGTGAGACTACCCGTTACGTTCCTTCTAAACATGGGTAACTGAACGGCATAAAATATGCGCGTTTCAACAATCCGTATCATCTCGTCCAGATTGTTCACAAACGTCGTTTCAGTATTATCTACATAATCCTGTATCGCCGTTTTAAGTGTGGTGAATGTCCAAGCCATAACTTATTAGCCATTCCTACGAAACTGTTGAGCGCGAGCCGCACCACTGCCACGAGCAATGGAACCACCCATACCCTTTTTTTCTTTAGGCTTAACAGCAGCAGCAGCACCGCCAGCAGCAGCACCGGCAGCACCAGTGGTAGCAGCCTTATTAGCCTCTTTTAAGCGCCGAAGATATTCTTCCTGCTCCTCTTTTTCGCGGCCATCTAGTTCTGAAGGATTGGGTCCACGAGTAGAGCCTTCCTTGATTTTTGCACCAGCAGCAGCACCGGCAGCACCGCCAAGGGCACCACCAATACCAGCAGCAGCAACGTCTTCAGCAACACCGCCACCGCCCATCTTCATCTTTCCATAAGAGAGACTTCCGCCACCCCTGTACATAATCTTACCACCACCCATGCGCTTTTCCGCATCCGGGTAAGGTAGTTTCTTTCCGTTCATCTTTGGCATAGCACCCTCCTCAAGTTATCAGTAACTTATCGACCGCCCTTTTCTTTCAGAACAATCCCAGCGGCTACCGTTATAGCCGCCGCAATCATAAGCCACGCCGCCGCAACGGGCACGACAGTCGAAAGAAGAATGGCACCAACGCCTACAGCCAACCAAGTTGTAGGCTCAACAATGCGCGATTTAATCCAGTTCATAGTTTCCTCCTAAGCAACAGTTATTGTTACATCACCGACAGAACCCAATAAAGACAGGCTGTCAGTACCGTCAGGCGCTGTTCCGCCATCCCCCACAGGGTTCCAGCCAAAAAACTCCCTACTCGCCTCAAGCCCCTTGTCAGGTCGCGGATCACGCAATGACTGAGGATCGAATATCTTAACGCGCCCCAGAAAGTTTTGAGGCTGGTCTGGGTCTACCACATCGTATCCCACGCGAAGCCCGGTCCTAACGCCGTTCTGTACTTCGTACACAAGCTTTTCCAAAGGATATCTAAAACCAGTGCGGTCACAGAACCCAAATGCATACTTAGCTTTTGCGTACGGCCCACTCATAATGAATACGAATCCATCTGAGGCGTAAACGACCAAGAAGCTTTTTCCCTGTCTTCTTGCGCCGCAAGCTCAAACTGCTCATCATAAACAGACTTAAGCATTTGTATTCTAGGTGCAGCTTCTGGGCGCTTCATGGCTATATGATATGCGAGACCAGCAACCATGCAGGGAAGAAAACGCGCTGGAATGTCTGCGGTATTACTGGACTTTCCGCCCGTGTCCTCAACTCGACGCAGCCTAAAGTAGCGAACAAAGTCACCGTTGTAAGTGCTGCTTGGGATAGGCCAAAGGGTAACAGTGGGGGCATCCCGCAAACGGTCAATATATATTTGTGTCGGCTTACCCTGAGTTAACTTATTGGTTATCTGGGAGTAAGTGCTGACAGACATCCTGTATAACGCAGTATCTGTCTGGTTTGTTTCGCCGCTATCCGTTCTCAGAGTATGCTCTAAAAGATCAATGGTATCGGATGGCAACGTATAAGTGGCTGTACCTGCAACGAGGGTGACGCCGCCTTCCTCGACAAGCCACAGATTTATTCCACGGTTAGCCCACTCCAAGCCCATCAAGTTTAGGCTGCGCCTCGCAGTAGCAAGATCATATCCACTACGCATCTCAAGACCAGCCCGTTCGTAAGCTTCCTCACAAAGCTCCGCTATGTCGAGATTAAATGTAGATGTTCCGCTAACCGCCATCACTCTTCCCTTATTGGTCTGGCCCCTCGAATAGAGCGAGCCTTTCGGACCTGCATACCTTTAGGGACAGACACGTTACCAATGTTACTCAAAAAACCCTGAGCCTGTCTTGACGAAAGAATGCCCTCAAGAATACCTCTGTCTTCCTCAGTACCAATTCCTTTAGCAAACTGACCGATTT